GGTTTCAGAGAGGCATTTATAATCAAGCTCTGGGACTCTGTCTCATTAGGCACCGGCACGATGCGAAGCTGCTCGCTGGACAATTTGACATAGTAAACGGGCTTACCGTACTCATCGCGGGTGCGCCACTTAGGCTGACGCTGTTCTAATAGTTTCGTTGTAATTGGCTCTAGATCTTGGCCTAGGAAACTTACCCACAGAATTTTATGCACAGCAGTCGAGGCCGGAACCTCGAACTCATAATCGTAGATACCAGCAATAGTGGTGATGGGGTCCATCTCAAGCTGGTAGGCATCTGCTTTTTCGCAAAGCTCTATAGCAGCGCTTCTAAGTGCGTTAACAGCAAGCAGATCCGGGCATCCTGGAACTAAGGACAGAACCTCGGGTAAAAATGAATCGAATCTAATTGCCACTAGTGAAACCACCTATTTGAGTGGGGGCAGCACTTTGTGAGGAATTATTAGGGGTTGTGATCTGATCTACTTGCCCCTTTCCGGTAACTACCGCCATGAATAATTGATAATGGTTTGAAGCCCTCTGCGCGTTACCTGCGTAGTTGGTATCTTTCATGAACGCCATATACAGAACATAGTTTAGAATAGCTGTGCTGTATATGTCAGGTAGGCCAATATTGTCTGAAGCAGTAACTTGGGCTGGGTTGGCCGAGTATACTATCTCTATATATGCATCCCCATTAACTCCGGGGTAGACATAGAAATTTCTTGGGTTCTGCTCGTTATAAACGAAGTGTTTCACGACTGTGCCGTGGGTGGCATCGCCAGTCACGGTAGGTAAATGCCAAGAAGGAGTCTGGACATCCAGAATATCCTCGTCAACAATCCTGATAGCTTTGCCGCCAGTGCCGCCGGAAGCCGCAGACATGTTACGAACTACTCGAAGTAGTCTATTACCATCTGCGGGGATTTCTTGTTTAGTGCCAGTGGCTAGGGTAATTGTAGTGTTAGTAGCACTAGCATCGGGTTTTATAAGAACTATCTCGCGCTGTGCATCGTTGACCCAGTAAACTAGTTCAGATTCTGCCCACCGGATGTTTGCCGTATCTTGCAGAACAATTGCTGCTCTGTCTAAAACACTCTGAACTGTTACTGTCATAGTTAACGCTCAAGGACAATTGCCCAAGCAGCTGCACGTTGGTCTGCATCTGTATCCTGACCTAGTGCTTTTTTTACTGCCGAAGCTTTTGGTTCACCATTCCCTTTGAAGTCATTCGGATCGCCAAGAGTAAGTATATCTTGCATGGCATCCGCTATTGTTTCTAAGAATTCGTCTTTGACTACTTCTACAGTTTCATAGGCTTCGTTTACGTCTGGAGTGCTTGGGTCATCAGCCACAAAGTGGCCTTCTTCGTCCCTAGCCCTGATCTCTACTTCTACAGTATCGTCTAGACGCTTGGCCCCCATTTGGAGGGCTATACTGCCGATTGACTCTGAAACTTCTCTGATCTGATTTGCTTGGACTAAAACTACTGAACCGTGTGTGGTTGCAATCCTTAGATCCTTGTCGGTTGTAATTCTCATAATTAATCTTTAATAGCAAAAAAAGATCCCCCCTCCGAAGAGGGGGGTCTTAGTCTTACTGGGCAGTATCGAGTGCGATAATACCAAAGTCCTCAACAGAACCGTTGTAATCGCTCTGATACTTCGGCTTACGAAGGCCGAAGATCTTGCCGATAGAGATACCAGACTGGTTGCCGTAGTCGAAGGTATCTTCGACAACTTCCGGCATACCGATATCAGCCATTGCAAGAGCCTGAGCACCACAGAACAGGGCACGGGCACCAACAACGTCAGCATCAGCACCCCACTTGTAGCCAGCATCGCCAGCTTCAGCAGAAGTACCAGTGGTAGCGCCTTCAGTTGAGAAGACATGACGGAACTCATGGACCATCACGCCGTCTACCATCAGGCTTGAAGAGCCAGCGAACAGCTGGTTGCTGCTACCGCGAACGCCAGCGTTACGGACGTTGGCCAGGAAGTCAGAATCCAACTTCAGGTCAGCCATCTGCTGGGGGGTAACAAACAAGTGGAATACCTCATCGTTGCCAGCACCACGAATACCGCGAATGTAGTTGTCTTTGGCATAGGCTTTCAGATCAACGATATGGCGATACTTAATAACGTCAGAGTCAGTAACAGCAGTAGTGTCACCAGAAACTAAGTCATTACCGCTAACACGGAGGTGGCGGTTAGAAGTAGGAGCAGACACATCACTAGCAAACTCAAGGTCAACCAGCTCAAGGCCGGTGGTGGCTGAAGTTGCACGGAGAGCACCGTTAGTCTTGTGAGTGTAAGCAACGCCAGCCAGAGTCAAGAAGGCCAGCTGGTCCATACGGTCAGCCATTGCATAAGCAAGAGCGTCACGAGAGGTTTCGCGGAAGTTTACGACAGACTTCTGATCGGCAAGACGACCTGCGATGCGGTTTGCAAAACGCAGCTGATCCAGCTCAACAGTGATGTCATAGGCGCGAAGTGCTTCTTCGTTACCTTCCAGAGTGTTATCCCCAGTGACACCATCGCCTGCCATATCTGCCAGCAGGGTGATTACGGCACGAGTACCTTTGTCTGACTTAGTCAGATCAGTGATACGCTGAACCATAGCGTTAGAACCAGAACCTGCGAACTGGTTCACGAAAGACATGTTGCGGGCAACACGCCAGAAATCCCGACTCCACGCAGTTAACTGCTCTGAAGTCAAGGAAGCAAAGTTAGTTAAAGCCATTGTAGCCTCCGAATAAAATGCAAAATAATAGTAATGAGGGTATCTCTCCCCCAGAAAAAATATCGTTTATCGCACGACCGCGTTTTTGCGCTTCATTAACGAGAGGCGATCTCGGCAAGTTTAACGTCTTTAGCAGACGAGGAATGCGAGTTTTACGAGTTCGACTCGATCTAATATCGCTTAGATAGACGAATACACAGTA